AGATCGAATGATGTGGGGCGTGTCGTCAGGGGGTGCGGTGACGCCCGTCTAGCTGCGTCGTCGGCCGCGACGGGCACGGCGCGGCAGGGCCCGGTAGGGCTGGGTGTTCTGGTTGCGGTTCGCCCACTTCCGGGCCCACGGCATCCGGTTCGCGAACGCCCACCGCCACTGCGCACGCGACTTGAAGCGGCCCATCACGCGCCTCCAGCCGACACCAGGCGCAGCAGCGCAGCCGCACGCTTCCGCCGCTGTTCCTGCCTGTGCAGGATCTCCGTGTCCCGCCCGTGCTCGCGGTCGTACTCGGCCAGCCGCTCCACGAGGGTCGGCTCCCCTGCCTCGGTGTAGAGGTCACCGAGCGCGGTCCGCACAGTCTTCAGCTTGGAGCCGGGCACGGCGGCCATGCGCGCCGTGATCTGGGAGACCTCGACGAGGCGGGCGCTGCGGATGTTGTCGAGGACGTCGCGGCGCTCCTCGTCGGTCATCTTGGCGAGCTTCTCCCACGCCGGCAGGTCGGTGCGCACGAACCCGACGGACAGTTCCCGTGCCGAGCCGCTGCGGGCCATGGCGCGCTTATCGCGGCCGTCGACCGTGTCGTCGTACCGGCCGTCGATGTGGAGCAGGTTGGACTGCTCGTCCGCGCGGAAGGTGCCGATCGGTGTGTACGGGCTGTGCATCCACAGGTAGGCGTAGCTGCCCTTGTCGATGCCGCGCTTGAAGACGCCCGGGTGGAAGGTGGTGCCGTAGCTGTCCTTCTTCCCGTACTGGCAGGCGACGCCGTTGAAGGTGCCGTCCTGGTCCTCATCGACGCGGAACTCGTGCGTCTCGAAGACGCGGAACTCGATCTCCATCACGGGGTTCCCTTCGTGAGCGCGTGCTCGGCGTAGGCCTCGGCGACGCTGTCCATCAACTGGCGGTGCAGCGGGGAAAGCTTGGGGGCGTACCGGTACGTGGCGATGCCGTCCGTGATGGTCGCGAGGACGTAGGCGAACCTGCCGCCCTTGAAGGTGAGCGTCTTGGGCGGCTCCCCGTCGGTGAGGAGCACGGCGGCGCGGGTGCCGTCGTAGGGGCCGCGGCGCACCTCGTGCAGCGGCACGCCGCTGGGCTGGTAGGCGCCGGTGTACTGCTCCTCCTCGGCGGCCTGAAGGACGCACGGCATTTCGCCGTTCATGAGGGTGGGCACGGTCACGACTCCTCGTTCTCGTCGTCCCACACGATCCGCGTGTGACCGCCATGACCGTGTACTGCGAGTGCGTCGTCCAGTGAGTTCCAGAACACGGTGGACGGGTGCGGCCCCACCCAGCGGACAGAGACCGTGCCATCCGGCCACTGCACGCCGTCCGCCACGGACCCAGTGCCCGAGACTCCCGTGACGTCGTGGTCGCGGACCAGCGCGAAGGTCCGGGGGCGCAGTTCCTCAGTCTCGGAAAGGTCCGGTGCTGGAAGATGCTGGGCAAGGGCTGGGGGAAAGCCCTGGGGAAACGCCTCGTACTCGGCCATGGTCAGGACTCCTCGTCGTTGGGGGCGGGGTCAAACTCATAGGTCAACGCGCACCGACACTGAATGCTCTGACTCGCCGGGGCCGTGGCGTCGGCCGGCCACCGCGACTCGGTGAGGGCGAACCGCTCGTCCATCGGCACCGAGTGGCCCTGCGCGGCTCGGTGGGTGCGGCGGGTGCGGGTGTCGTCCGTGCTGAGCCACGTTTTGCGGACGGCTCCGGCCTCGGCGGCGGCCATGTGGCTGGCGGCGCTGTACCCGCCGACTGTCTCGGTGCGGGCGATCATCGTGGCGCGGTAGTCGCCCAGCTCGGCGAACACGCGCTGGATCCGGTCCCGCAGCTCGGGGATGGACTCGCCCTCTGCGACGCCGTGGGCCAGCAGCTGGGAGCGGAGTACCTGCTCGGTCGTCGCGGTCACCTGTCCGGCCAGCTCGTCGACCCGCTGCCGGAGGGCGCGGGACACGTCCGGTTCGTCGAGGTCGAACGACGGGCTGATGCTGACGCCGCCGCGGCGCCATGCCCGCTCGACGAACGGCCGCATCAGGCGCGCGGTCTGGCGGCGCCAGTACCCGCCATCGAAGATCTCCCGCAGCCGGATGCGCTGCTCCCAGCCGTCGGGGCCCGAAGCGATGTCCATGCCTGTGGCGCGGGCGGCCGGTACGACGTCGAGGTCGGGCGGGGCGAGGGTGAGCAGCTGCTCGCGGGCCAGCGCACAGGATTCGGTGCGCACCTCGGTCAGCCACTGGGCGCTGCGCTCCGGCTTGTTCATCAGCCGGTCGAAGTCGCGGAGCACCCGCTCGCGTTGCTCCTTCGCGAGGGCCTGCACGGCGCGCCGGCCGACGGCCTCCAGCTCGTCATACGTCTGGTTGATCTCGTCCACCGACGGCGACGACGGGACGTCGTCGGCGCGCGTCAGCTCCAGACGACGGGGCGTCGTGCGGGCGTCTGCCTGCGTCAGCGCGGCGACGACGGCGGGAACGGCCTCGGCGACGGCCTGCCGCACCAGGGTGGCCACGTCCGGCTGCGGGGCGGGGATGCGGGAGAAGTCGGCCAGCCATGACCGCTCCTCGTCACCGGACGGTGCGCCCGGTACCGGTGCCCACTGCGACCGGTACGGGGTGAGGGTCTGCTTGCCGATCCCGCCCGGGAGCGGGTCCCAGCCGACAGCGGACCGCGCCTCGTCGATCATCGCAATGTCGGCGTACACCAGGGACCGCAGCCGGGTGGCTACCGAGTCCTGCGCCTCTTGCAGGGCCTCGACACCGGACAGGTCAAAGCCTGCGTTCTCGGCGTCGCTGGGCAGGAGGACGCGGTCGATCTCCGACGACATGATCTCCAGGTCGGACACGATCTTGTCCGACCACAAGGCGGTCTTGGACGCGGCCCGGTTCTCGTACGTCGCCCCGCCCATGAGCAGGTCACGCGGCACACCGAACGCCAACATCACCTCCTCTGCCGACTGCACGCGGGTCTCCAGGTACGACACTTCCTCGGCGGTCAGGCCCAGGCGCGCGTACTCGATCGGCTTCCCGGACGAACCGGGCGGCGACGCAACGAGCAGGTGCCGGCGTGCGTTCGCCGGGCCCTCCACCGTGCTGCGGAAGCTGGCCTTGGCCTTGGCGAACGCCTCCGGCTCCATCTCGCCGAGGTAGACCACACCGCCGGGCTGCGCCCCGTTCTCCAGGCTGGAGCGCTGCCACTCGCGGGCGAACGCGTCCACATCGACCGCATGGCGGGCGGCCTTCCAGGGGGCGATGGAGAGCAGCGGGTCGAACGGGTGCGGGTACTTGAACCAGAGCATCTCGTCCGGCAGGACCGGCACGCGGACGCCGTCGGCCCGGTTGATGACGAACCCGATGACGTCCGGCGGACGCGGGTCGTCGTCCTTCCGGCGGGCCACGAAGACCTGCACGTCGTCGTAGACCGGGTAGATGGCCTGCACGTCGGCGGCCGGGTCGAGGGACTCGCCGCGGTAGCAGAACGCGAACGACTTCCCGGAGAGCTGGAGCTGCTGGAGGATGACCGACTTCAGCGAACGCGCCGACGACATTTGCGGGTTCGGCCGCTTGTTGAACAGGTGCGCGATCGGGTGCCCGTCGATCACCGACCCGTCGGGGCGGGTGATCTCCAGGTTCACGCTGGAGCCGTTGTCGGCGATCTGCGCCACGCACCGGTACGCCACGGCGGAATGGGTCCAGCCGCGGGACTCGGCGTCGAGGTCGAGGGTGAGGCTGCGGGCGTAGTCGGCGGAGGCGAAGGTCACCGGCCGCTGTTCGCGCACGCTGTCGAGGGTGGACCGTTTCGTCAGTCCTGCCCATGCGTCGGCAAGGCGTCCCATCTGCGTCGTCTCCTATCCGGCCATGTTGCCCGCAGGGGCGAGCATGAGTTTCGTGAGGGCCCACACCATGGCGTCGAGCCGGTCGGGGGAGTCGTCGCCGGGCACCCACGTGACGAGCTGCTCCTCGAGCTCGGGCAGGCTGGTGACGATGTGCGCGGCGAGCTGGTCGAAGATCGCGGCGACGGGTTCGGCGCGGGTGGCCTTACCGCGGGTGGCGTTGACGGTGTCGTAGTTGACTGTCGGGTCCGTCTGCTTCATGGCCAGACCGATCCAGTCACCACCGTTGTTCACCTCGGCAACGACCAGGTCGGCTTTCCACGCGTGGTACGCCTCCGCTGCCTTGCGCATGCACTCTTCCGGCGACATGCGCCCGGACAGGTCGTCGAGGACGTAGCCATGGCGGCGGGGGAAGCCGTTCCGGTCGGGGATGTACGACTGGCCGAGGCCGGCCACGACGATGCCCATCTCGTCCGACTCGTCGCCGCCCTTGGCTGCGGGGTCGATCGCGATGACGATCCGCACCATCGGCGGGGCGGCGCCGACGCGGGTGGTGTCCAGCCGGGTTCGCTGCCACAGGGCGCCCTCGATGTCCTCGAGGAGGATCCCGTCGAGCTCCTGCGCCTCGGTGCGGGTGCCGGCGTATTTGCGGATGAGGTGGTCGCGCTGCTCCTGCGGCAGGTGGATGGCGTCGCGGGTCCGACCGTGCGTGACGATCACGTCCGTGCGCGCCTTGAGTTCGATCAGCTCGGTGCGGGGCTTCGGTGTCGTCGACCCGATGTAGTGAGGGTTCGGGCCGATGCGGAGGCCCATCTCCGAGTGGGTGATCGCTTCCTTCAGCCGTCGCTGCGCCGCGACTTCCTCCATCCACACGAGGCACCGGTTGCCACCGGCGCGGAGGCGTTCGACGTCGTCGGGGGTGTGGCTGCCGAACAGCTTGGCCTCGGCCCCGTTCGGCCAGCGCGCGAAGGTACCGCCCACGGTCGTCCTGAGCACGACGCGCGGGTCGTGCGCCTTCAGCCCGGACGGGCCATTCACGCAGGCCTCTACGGCGTCGCCCTGCGTCGGCGCGACGATCGCCATACGGTGCCCACCCCGGAGCCGCGGGTCGCAGGCCGGTCCGTTGACGTGCTCGACCATGTAGCGGGCGCAGCCGTCAGTTTTCCCGGTGCCGCGGCCGCCGAGCTGGAGCCACCAGCCGAGCGTGGGGATAGCGTCGGGCGGCACCTGCCACGGGTACGGCGTCCACCGGTCCCACCGGCGCTGCCACAGCCGGGCGCGGAGTTCCTCCTCCAGCAACTCCAGCTCCGTCGGCGTCATGCCGCGGAGCCGGTCGTCGAGGCCGTCGAGGGTGAGCGTCATCCGGCGAGCTGCTCAATCTCTTCGGCGAGCGCCTTCACGCGGGCGGTCATCTCGTCGGTGACGGTGACGTTCGCCTTCACCGGGGCGTACAGGCCGAGGAGTTTCGCCTCGTGGTCCATGGCGCGGACAGCTGCCTCGGCTGCCTTCGGGTCGCCTTGCAGGATCTTCGGCATGAGGCCGTCGATGATGTGGGAGCAAGTCGCCAGCTGCTCGCCGACCATGGCGCCGAATGCCTCGGTGGCTTCCTTGTGCTGGCGGGCCCGGCCGCGCTTCCACGCCTCGTAGACGTTCTTGACGTCGCATTCGAGGGCGGCCGCGATCTCGCGGAACGTGAGCCGGTCGCGGGTGCGCATGACGACGACGACGTCTTCGCGTTCGCGTCCGATGTCCTCGTTGGTCTTGGTCGCCATGCCCGTACCTCCCTGGTGGGAAGGTACGAAAAATCGGGCGGCCAGGATCTTGGGGGGTGCGGTGACACCCCCCGACGACGGGCGTCAGTTGGTCGACGGGCACGCGTCCCAACGCCACGTACCGTCCTCACGCAACCACGACTGTCCCTCACGCTCGAACTGCGGGATGTTGCCGGCGCCGTAGCTGACGCGCGCCAGGTCCCCGGACAGTTGGTCGACCTTGACGCCTGTGGCCTTCTGCGCGCCGTACTGCTGGTGGGCGGTCTTCGCCATCGTGACCCATGTGGCCTTGGGCATCTGCTTCTGGCAGCGGCCCGAGAGCAGGTCGTAGCCGCTCTCGTCGCCGCTGAAGAGGGCGGCGGTGTAGTCGCGTACGGACTTCTCCAGCTTGACCTTGCTGTCGTCGGCGGGCTGCTCGGTGGACGCGTTCTGGCCGGGCTTCGGTGACGCGCTGCTCGGCGGGTTGTCGGCGGTGGTCGAGCAGGCGGTGAGGGCGAGGAGCAACACGGCGGCGGCCGCAGCGGTGGTGTGGCGCATGGTCCCCCCAAGGACTGGCGTGGTGTGGGGGTCAGGGTATGGCGAAGCCCCTGCGACGGGGGACCGTTCGGCAGGGGCTTCACTCTCAGCAGCGCCGCAGCCAGCGAGCGCGGGTGGGATGGGGTCAGCGTATGGCGCGGCACTGACAGCGCGAGGGCGGTGTCTGGCTGGGAAGCCACCTGCGGCCGCATGACGAGCACTCCCAGACGTGGATGCCGTTGGCTACAACGCTTCGGATGTGTGGGTCCATGGAGGCAGTCTCTCAGTGGCTGTGGGGCGGGTAGTGGCCGCCGCACGTCGGGCAGTAGGGGCGTTCCTGGACGTCGAACCCGAGGACAGCAAGGAAACGGACGATCATCACTCAGTCACCTCCCCACCGGCTGGTGTCGGTGCGCCTCGGCGGGGTCGTGCACGACGGTCCCGGCCTGGCCGATGGGCTCTACACGGAACCCCTCTCGGGCCCCCCGCTCTCCCGCGTTGTTGGCGTTGGCGTTGGCGTCTGAGCTGCACAAACAACGCCCAACAGGGGGCGCGCCATCAGGGGAGAGGGGCGGCGGGATGTCGTCCCGGTGGACGCCGGGCCCGTTCCTGATGCGCCCCTTGGAGTCCGGCGCGCGGACACCGACCCGGACCGGGATGCCAGCCTCGTCGAGCAGCCCACGCACGGCTTTCGTGTCGGGCCGTCCGGTTGTCGCGGCCAGGCCAGCCGCCGCGGCGAGGCGGGTCAGCAGCACGTGGTGCTCCCCCGCGGACAGCGTGCGCAGCTCCTCGACGATGTCGACCGGCTGCTCCTCGTCCGGCTCCCCCTCGTCGCTGCGCCGCGCGAGCCAGCCGCGGGCCCTGCGCACTGTGCCGGTGGCGAGCAGCCCAGCCACGAAGTAGCCGACTTCGGGCACCGCGTAGACGACTCCCCCGGCGGCACCGGCGAGGACGACGGCGACGCAGCCGCCCGCGATCCGGCTCGGCTCCGGCTGCTCCCCCGCCGTCGGCTCCTCGACGGGCTGCTCCTCGGCGGTCACGCGAGCACCCCGTAGACGATGCTGCCGGTCCAGTTCGCGGCCGTCGCGAGGGGCACGGCGGCCGCTCCGGCGATGCCGGCCGAGGTGCCGAGGCAGATGCCGCACCAGGCGCCGGTCTTGAGGTCTCGGCCGTAGCGGGATGTCTTGATGGCGGCGGCCATGCCGACGGTGAGGATGAGGACGAGGGCGCCGCCGGTCTGGGTGAGCGGCAGGTAGGTGCCTCCTCCGGCGGGCTGTCCGGCCTGGGTGCCGACGCCCCAGACGAGGGCGACGTCGCCGAGCCAGTTGGAGATCCAGAGGACGCCGTCGGCGATCCAGCCGATGAGTCCGCCGACGGTGAGGATGGTGAGGACGCCGTAGGCCCAGGCGCCGAGGAAGGGGAGCAGGCTGCCGAGGTGGCCGAGCGGGTTCGAGCGGAGCGTCTTGGTGCCGGGCCACCAGGTGATGAGGAAGCGGGCGAGGAGGCAGAGGCCGACGGTGACGCCGCCGATGGTGACGATGAGCATGGGGTTCCTCAGTGGAGGATGGCCACGCCGAGCGCGGCGAGGGTCAGGACGAGGGCGGCGGTGCCGACGGTGAGGGGCACTTCGCGCCAGGAGATGAGGGTCAGGCCGCAGAACCCGCCGACCATGGCGAGCACGAACACGGGCCACATCAGCCGCTCATTCCCAGGCCGATCGAGGGCGGCAGCTGCGCGAGGTGCGGCTCGTGCTCCTCGACTTCCTTGCGGAGGACGCCGCGGATGGTGGAGTCGCCGACGCGGCCGTGGCCGGCTTCGATGAGTGCCTCCCGCATGGCGACGGTGCCGGGTCGGGTGCCGAGGTCGTAGAGGGGGCGGATCACGGCGCACCGGGGGTCGCGGTAGGCGATCGGCGCGGGCGGGAGCTCGGGGGCCGGGGCCTTCGGCGTGACGGGCGGGACCGGGACCGACGGCGGGGCGACGCGCTCGACGACGGGCGTCGGCACCGGGCGCTGAACAGGGTCCAGCACGTCGAGCCGCGCACCGACCGCGCCGCGCATCGTCTGCCACGACCGGCGGGGGAACATCAGCCAGCCGAGGAGCGGGATGTGGGGCATCCGCTCGGCGATGAGGCCGCGGTCTGCGCGCTGCTCGTCGCGGACGTCACGGCGGTGCAGCTCGAACAGCAGCTCCACGGCAGCGGAGATGGAGGCCAGGCCGAGGCCGCCGACGAGGCCGCCGATCTCGCGGCCGTGGCTGTAGTTGAGCGCGCCGGACACGACGACGAACCCAAAGATCGCCAGCCGGGCCAGACCGGCGGGGGAGCCGCGTTCGATGGCGCGGCGGGCGTACTCGGCGCAGATCAGGCCGGCCAGGTCGAACATCAAGCTGAGGGCCCAGGCGAGTTTCGGTGTCATGCCCCAGGCGATGAGCTTGCCGCTGATGGACCATGCGGCCGCGGCGAGCATCATGACGAGGACGAGGGCCCAGGCGATGCGGATGGGGGCGCCGATGCGGCGGGCGCGGGTAGGCTGCTGGTCAGCCATGGGAGTGCACGCTCCTGTGGTCAGACCCCCGTTCGGCGTTCGCAGCGCCTGCGGGGGTCGTTCAGTTGTGGGGCGTCGTCGGGGCCGTCGGGCCCGTCGTGACGCGGTGTCGGATACCCGACACGCGTTGAGGGTACCCGACACGGGACGCTGTGTGCAGACCTACGCTCCGGGCGGGAGGTGGACCGTGGCAGAAGACGAGGCACGCGCGGCAGCGGACCGGGCACTGGAGGCGGTACGCGCTGCGCTGCGCCAACTGGAGGCGATCCCCGATGCGGCTGTCCGGGCGCGGGCGGCTGGCCTGGTGCTGCGGGAGTGGAAGGCGGAGCAGGGGTTGCCGGCGGCGATCCGGCAGGCCGCGGTCGACACGCTGTATCGGGGTGGGATGGATTTCCCGGAGATTGGTGAGGCGATCGGGGTGGATCGGTCGCGGGCGTGGCGGATTTGGAAGGGCATGAGCTGACGGCGACGCCCCGTCGTCCGGTGTGGGCGGCGGGGCGGCTGGCCTGCGTCGTGACCCCCGTGAGGGTGCCAACGTTGATAGGGCATGCACTCATGGAACGACGGTCGGGCCCAGCTTCTGGCCCCACCCGAGACCGAGATGGAAGAGAAGCTCTGGACCTGGGCTGAAGAGGGCGGGGAGCGGCTGCCGCTCGTGACCCTGGGAGAGGCGCGAGCGGCCATGTACCTGTTGCAGACGCTGGCGTCGGGGGACAGCGAGGGGCATGAGATTGCCTTCCATCTCGCCAGTGCGCTCGCACGCCGTATCCCATGTGACTAGCGCTGGGAGGACTGCTCCTCGGCGGCCGGCGGGTGGAGGACGGCGCGCCACCGGGCGACGGTGTCCTCGTGGACCCATCCGGACTCGAGGCACGGCGCGCCTGGGTGGCCCTTGCGTACGAAGTGGCGGAGCACCTCGTCGAGGGTGACGCGCAGCTGGTCGCGCTGCTCCTCGGCCCGCTCGGCCCGCTGCACCGCGCGGGCGCGTTCGGCTTCCGACCGGTTGGACGTCTCGTGCGCTACGCGGAGGAGCTCCTCGACCTGGTCCCGCTGGGCACGCAGCTGGTCGCCGCGGTCGATGGCCTGCTCGACTCGGCGGCGCAGGGCCTCACCTTCCCCAGGCAGGGAGAGAGCACCGCGCGCCGCACGGTCGGCGAGGACGCGGAGCAGGTACGGGGCATGGTCAGCGGCCGGGACGGGCCGAACAGTGTGGGCGTCGAGGGCGGGCGTGCCCGCTCCAGGACCGTGGATCCAGCGGGCCGGGTCACCACTGAGGACGATGGGGTCGCCACAGACGCAACGCGGGTCGTCGTAGGGCGTCGTCGTCGGGGCGTCGGAGACGGCCGTCGACCAGCGTCGGCCGTCGGCGTCCTGGTGGACGGGCCCGTCGTGCTCGAAGCGCAGGATGCACGGGCCGAGCGGACCAGCGATGCCTTCGGCGAGGGAGGTGTCGCAGGTGCCGACGGGCGTCGTGTTGGCGTCGGCGAGGCGTCGGAGCTGCGTCCCGATCTCGACGACGGCGCGGGTGAGCTTGAGGTACGGGTCAGGCACGGCGGGTCTCCGGGGTGATGTCGAGGGCGCGGGCGGTGGGGCAGGGGTAGCAGGTGCGGCACCGGCCGCAGAGCTGCGTGTGCTCGCCGTCGTGGCCGCAGCCGAACGCCTTCCACGACCAGTCGTCAGCGGGCTGGTGCAGGGCGAGGGCGTTGCCGACGCGGGCGAGGAGCTGCTCCCGCTCGTCGTACAGGGCGTCGAGCGCGTCGTCGGTGATGGTGTCGGCGGTGTGGCGCATCGGCTCGAAGTCGGCAAACGACACGGGTGATGCCGATGTGACGACGACTGCATCAAGGAGATGCGCGTGCTCGTCGAGGAGCCGCTCAGTGGCCTCTGCGCGTCGAGTCTCGCAGTCGCGGCACTCGCCGGGATGGCACAGCTTGATCGGGTTGTCAGGCATGGTGCTGCTCCTCGTGGAGTCGGGCGGCCAGTAGGGCGGCGGCGTCTTGTGCGGCGGTGGCGGCGTGGACGGAGTGCGGGCGGGCGGCACGCTCAGCAGTACGGGCTGCGCGGCGGAGGCGGCGGGCCTCGGCGAGCAGCAGCACGGCGAGGACGAGGAGCGCGCCGGCCACGCAGACGGCTGGCAGGGCGGTGATGATGCGGGCCTCAGTCACGGCGATACCTGGATCTCCCCGAGAGGGACGCCGGCCGCGAGCTGGCGGTGCAGCTCACGGAGCCGGAACAGGGCGCTGCGGTCGCGACGGTTCAGGGCGCGCCTGGTCCACATGGGCAGCTCGCTCCAGCAGCCGAGGCAGAGGTACTTGCCCTGCCCCTTGGGCTGGCGGCAGGACGGGCAGGGTGAGTTCATCGGCGTGCCTTTCGTGGTGGGAGTGCGAGCGCGCCGAGGAGGGCGCAGAGGAGGACCAGGGCGGTCATGACGCGAGCGCCAGACCGGGGGCCGGGCGCGACGTCTTCCCCCGCGACCTCGCCGCCCGGATTGCAGCCGACATCCGCGCACCCTTCGTGCACGGCACACACGGCTCCTCATCGAGCAGCTGGTGCAGCTCGTACCCGCGACGGCTTCCGCCCCTCGGCCGGCTGTGCTCCCGCTCGAGCGCGGCCCGGCGCTGCGCCGCCACCCGCGCCCGCTCGGCGGTCTCGCACGGCTCGCACGTCTCGCCGTACCCGTGGTGCGCTCCGAGCGCGGCAGAACTACCGCAGGGCTGCCGGAGACGCCCCTCGTCATCGACCCACAGTCCGTGGCCGTGACGGAGCCGTACCCGGTCGTTGGCCGACAGGCCGCCCCAGGTGCCCCATCGTTCGTCGGTGTCGAGGGCCCAGGCCTGGCAGGCGAGGAGGAGCGGGCAGCTGGCGCAGATGGCCTTGGCCTTCCGCTCGTCGGTGCGGTCGCGGGACTGGAAGAGGCCGGGGTCGGTGGTGCAGGAGGCGCGGCCGGTGGTGAGGAAGTCGGGCAGCGGGGTCATCGTGGCCGTCCTCTCGGGAGGGTGGTTGGCAGAGGGGGCGTTGGTCAGGCGGTGGGGGTGG